ACATACATCCAATCTCTTACTATGAAGACCAAAATATGAGTCTCTATATTGTTGCTGAATAAGATCATTATTCTCATTAGTGTTAGGTTTATTTTGGGGCATGGTTTGAGTTTGAACACTCACTTGGTTTTCTTGTGAGTCGATATCCTCTTTGTTTTGGCAACTTATAATAAATGTAAGTAGAAAGATGAGTGATATAATTAATATTTTTTTCATAGAATACCTTTAATTAAGATAAATCACGCTACCTTTTCTACCGAACCATCGCCTTGCCCTTCGGTAGTACTGGGAACCGCAGATAGTCGGTCAACTTTTTCATTTAGAGCATTAATTTGCTCCTGCATTTCTTTCATCTGTTCTTGACAAATTTGTAATGCTTGGCCGGTATCCAGGGCTGCGGCGAATTGTTGGATATTCATATAGAGGGCGACTGACAGGGCAGTACCGGCACGTAGAACCTTATACGTTTTTCCCATTGCTTCTTCAATATTTATTTTCTGATCTGATGTAAACAGCAGGTCGGCATTTGGGTTATATTGCATCTGTGCATCTTTAATGTGATTATGAACACCCTCTGTTATTTGATCGTATTTAATTTCAGTAGGTGTTTTAGGACCGCAAATTTCAGAATACTTTTCACGGGCACCCACAAATGGTTCACCGGACCCGGTCATAAACCAGTCCTGGTTAAATCCAAACTCTTTACAAAAACTAATAATAAAAGCAGTTTTAGGACTGTTTTTCTCCGTTCTGTAATTGCTGACGGTGGTAGCGGAACTACTCAATAACTTCGCGATTTCAATATTACCTAAATGCCTATCAGATGAAATCCTATTTATAGCCCAACCAACCCTTTTTTTAAATTCTGCATCGTCCATTTTTTTGCTTTCTCCTATTTCGCTGTTCGGCGTTGAACTGCGAAATGAACTGCGAAACACTGCGAAATAATATTATTAATCAATAATCACTTATATTTATAAATTTTATAATGGGAAAATCAATAAAAGTTACTGCGAAACGTGTTTTTTGCTTGACACAATATAAAAACAGGTTTATAAGTCTACACAAAACGGTTTCAATAGACATTAAAAAAGGAGCACCAAAACGATGCCGAGAAAAATTCAAAATATGGAACCCGATGAAATTCGTGTTCTGCTTATCCGCGCGAAGGTGTCGCAAGCCGAAATAGCCAGGGAAAAAAAAGTAGGAAGGCAATCGGTCTACAAAGTTATTCAGGGTTTGAGCGCTTCCGACAGGATTAGAAAATGCATAGCGGAAAAAACCAACACGGATATCAAGCGCATTTGGCCGGATCCCTATCTGCTCGGCGGTCCGCGCAAAGCAGGAAGACCATTTTGCGGAAACCAAAACCAGTCGGCGGCATAAACCGATTAAATTTAAGAATCTTATCTTCATGGATAAAAGATAACTTATTTAAAAAGGTTTTTCAATGGCTAAGTTAAAACCAAGATTAGACCACAGGCAAGCATCCCTTTTCGATATCCTTAAAAATTACCAGGAAGAAAATATGATCTCGCGACCAGCGGGCAGTTTCGATATTGACCGGCAACTGCGGGCCGCTATCAGCGAGGCATTGAAGCATTGTCCACTGTCACGTTGGCAGGTAGCGGCAAGGATGTCGGAATTGACCGGGCAAGAGATCACCAAAGCAATGCTGGATAGCTGGACGGCGGAGTCAAAAGAGAATCACCGCTTTCCGGCTATTTTTTTGCCTGCATTCTGCGAAGCATCCGGATGTAACGAACCTTTAATAATGATGGGTAAGTTAGTCGGCATGTTCGTTATGCCTGGGCCGGAGGCTTTGCGAGCGGAGATCCACCGCATCGAGGAAGAAATAAGCAAAAAGCAAAACGATAAACGCAAACGCATGATGTTCCTTAGAGAGATGGAGGGATAACGATGGCGATTTTAACAAGAGTAGATAAGGCGGTTGATTGTTGGATTGAGAGACTGGACAGTCCAAAAGCAAAGATGATTATTTATTTTTTTCTTATTTTTGCATGCCTCTATTTCGGCGTGATCGCACCTTGTATTAAAGGATAATTAAAGGAAGAGATTGCCACGCCGCCAGAGAGGCGGCTCGCAATAACATATAATAAGGATGGAGCGGAAATGGGAAACGCAAACGGCGACAAAATGTTCACAGCAAAAGAAATATCAGTGATCATGAGTAAATCACAACGAGCAATAGAACTCCGTGCCAAAAAGGAAAACTGGCACTATATAGAGGAAGCAGGAAATGGCCGTGGCGGCAAGACAAAGAAATATTCTATTTCTTCCCTGCCAGCTGATGTTCAGGAAGCCCTTATATATAAGGAAGGGATCCACCCCGAAATGCTTCCGGCGCTCAAACCCTCCGCCGTCGCCGTAGCGATCAATCAATATAATGGTACAAATGATATTTTCCCGACCTTTCAGCAGACCTTAACGCCGGTTAATCAGGGCGGTTTGGGTTTGTTGGAAGGTCAACGCACTCCAGAGACCGCCATCCGCGAGCAAGACCTCACCGATCCACGCATCTGCAAAATCATGGCCATCCTGCGCGAAGTAGACGCCATGCCGCGCGACTGGACGCAGGGAAAACGTAAATGGATTGAATCCGTTGCCCTGCGGAATGAGGTCGGCTGGCAATCCGTATATAAATGGATGAAAAAGTACGAAAAAAGCGGCATCGCCGGACTGCGGCACACCAAATCTTATGCCGATGATCCGCGTATCTGGACTCCTGAAGCCATTGATTTTTGGGTTTCCTTGTGCGGAAAACGTGAACATCGCGCCGCCAACCATCGAAATTTATATGATAATTATCTGGTTATCGAAGCGCAAAGGCGTGAATGGACCATCGGCGGTTATGCATCGGCCAATTGGTGGTTCAAAAAGAAGTGGAATCCCTGTCTGGAAGCCTTGCAACGCGGCGGCATGCGCGCCCTGGACAATATCCTGCCGCCGATTCTACGCGATTATTCAGACCTCGCACCCTTCCAGATCCTTGTCGGAGATCAGCATCGCTTCGACCGGTGGGTCATGGATGAGGATACTGGCGAAGTATTCAGACCGGAAGGATATCTGTGGCAGGATCTGCGCTCGCGCTCCATTTATGGAGCTGCAGTCGACAAAAAATATGATGCCTGGCTGATCGGCCTGGCTCTGCGGATCGGCGTCGCCCAGTACGGCGCATTCGGGTCCATCTATACCGACAACGGCAAGCCGGAACTCTCGCGCTTCCTCACGTCTATCCTGGCTAACATGACCGCACATGGCATGAACTGGGAAAAGACCGAGGAGTTAATTACCGACCTGCTGGATGTCGATGCCGAGGACATAGCGCCATGCTGCACCATGCCGGGATCCCACAGAAAGGCCATCGTAAAAAATGCTAAAGCGAAGATGATCGAAGGCACCTTCCATCGCCTTGAACAGGTCATGGCCTCCGTCATGATGCTGCCCGGCCAGACAAAGAAAATGTCGGATGATATTCACTGGCAGGATGTCGATCATCAGGAAGCCATGAAACTGGCGGCACAAGGCAAACTCCTTACCAGCCGTGAGTTTGCGCTGGCCATGTATCAGGCATGCGACTACTACAACAATAAAAAAACGCATCGCGGCGTGCTATCGGAATGGTCATGGAAGCCCCGGCCAAAGGAAGTCACGCCGCTTGATTGTTTGCGGGCTTGTTATAATGACGGATGGCGACCCAAGAAGATGTCCAACGATGCCGCCGATCTGCTATTTTTAGCACGTTCGCATAAACCCCTCACTGTTAATAAAGGACAAATTCAACTCAATAATGAATTCTACAGGGCGGAACCCCTTATAGAAATGCATAAGCAGAAAGTGGATATCCGCTACAACCCCATGACTTATGCCGAAGTGCACATCTACCAGGGCGGAAAATATATATGCACCGCTTATCCGGTCGAGCGTTCATCCATGATTAATCAGGATATTGCCTCGCAGAAGATCGCCGAGAAGAGAGAACGTCGGGCCAAATTCGCCGAGCAATACAAGAAAATTTCATCGGTAGCGCCGGACTTCAGACACTATTCAACCGTGCCGCAGATTGAGCGCGTTGCCGCCCTTATTGGTGCGGAAAAGACGAAGCGCGCCATCGAAAATAAAGCAAAGACAAGAGTCATCAGCGAGGAAGAACTGGATCGCGGCGTGCAGGCGCTTGAAGTATTAAACAGGATCCCGGCGAAAACAAACCAGCCGCTGGCCGGAGCAAGGCCATCATTCTGGATGTCCGATGCCGACCGGCATACCTGGTGCATTTTGGCTTCCGTTGACGGGACCATAACGGATGAAGACCGCGCATGGATGGAGAATTACGAAGCAGCAATGACACCGGAAGCCCGCGAACGGTGGGTGTTTGAGAGGCAATACCGCGCCGAACAGGCAGCGCAATAATAATATGGCAGAGGGGCGTTAGTAAGCCAATATGGAGAAGGCACCTGAAAGACGGCGAGACATGGGTTCGAATCCCATCGCGCCCACTGCCACCAAAATAATACAGGAGGATCAACATTGAAGAGTTCTACATTTATTGGAGAGACCGAAACCGGCGAAGCAATTTTTTATTGTCCTGATGATAGGTCGATCGCGATTGAAAAAGATCATCAGTACCTGGTGGTACCGACACCTGAAGAGTTGAAACAAATTTATAATAAGTTTCCGGAATTATAACAATAAATCACAGGAGAAGATCATGGCATATTGCAGTAAGTGCGGGGAGAAAATGGAAGAAATTATTATCTATACTCCTAAAACTCACAAACAGAAAGGAAGTGAATTCCACTGCAAAGTACATGGTTTAGATAAACATCCAACACTTCAATTTGTTGGAAGAACTAATCCTAATAATAAAGCAGGACGCGATTGGGGTTCTATATTGCGTTCATGACATCACAGGGGAGAATGAAGAATGAAACCGGAATTTATTGAGACAAGTAATACCAGAAAGTTTGATGAAATCTGCGATGAAATGACATCGGCATCATCGCTTATCGGCCCATCATTGGCGATGGTCACCAGTTCGGCAGGACGCGGAAAAAGCGAAACCGCAAAACATTACTCCGTCAACTCAGACGCGATCTATATCCCGCCGATGAACATCCGCACACCTGCGATGGTACTGCGGGAAATCGCGTTTGAACTGGCCAACACAAGGCCAACGCGTTCGGATGCCTGCCTGAATATCATCGGAGAGGAAATGGCCAAGCATCGCCGTTTAATCATGATTGACGAAGCGGATCTGCTGCAGATGGCCGTCATCGAAATGCTGCGTAACGTCAATGAACGCTTTGCCTGCCCGATAATGCTGATCGGTGAGGAAAAACTCAAAGGCAACCTCAGCTCACGACAAAGAATTATAAGCCGCGTCCGGAGACGGATGGAGTTCGAGGCCATAAATCAGTTCGACATCGCGCATTTTATCAAGACTTCTTTAGGCATCAAAGTGGGAGCGGATGTGGCTTCCCTCATCCACAAAAATGCGAACGGCGATTGGAGACCGGTACTGACCACGGCAATCGGAATTGAACGCACAATGCAGGCCAGCAGTTTAAAAGAAATCACATTGGAGATGGTTCAGAATGTCATCAAGAATTCCTAAATCCGGCCTTGCCGACAGGATGCGCACATGGATGAAAGCGCGCACCGGCACAAAGGCGCAGCGGCATTTCACCATTCAGGATATATGCGATGCCCTGAATGTTGAACCGGGCGAGCAGCATGCAACCCTGGTCAATGCCCTGACTGATTTCATCCGGCGCAAAGAAGTGGAGAGTTACATCACCGCGAAACGCAATCGGCGACAATATATCTATATCATGGATTGGCAGAAAGTTCTGAAAGGCAGGATCAACAGGAAGATTTTTAAAGCCATGTATGTGTCGCAGAACTTTGCCGTGACGGATATCCAACGGCACACCGGACTTAAAGAGCGTTGCTGGATAGACAAGATATGCCGCCAACTAAAAAAAGACGGACATATTCAGCAGGTGTCCCGCCGCCGATGCGCTCATGGGGCCGGGGCCGAAACAGTCTTCAACATAGCGAACCGCGACAAGTTTAAATTAGAGGTGATGAAATGAAAGATCAAATGAATAAAAAAAGAGGGAAGCGTTCTTCCTGGTATGACCCGGTTACAAGATATTGGTTTAAATGGAATGGGAAAATCTATCGGTTTTTGAGTTGGGCAAACTATGAGCAATGTTACTACGGAGGATTACCCAGGGAATTCACTCTACGTTTACCGGATGACGATCCACGTCCTCGCGGTGTCCATGCCTTTGGAATATGCGATAGCGGAAAAGAGATAGAAGCATCATTGCCAATAAATCAATGGACTGAATTTATAACGGAGACGCCACAATGAAAGAAATAACTATCCGTCAAAAAGATTCAATTAATCATACTAAGTTTTACATTACGTCGAGCGGAAGGCCTGTTCCGGAAGCAAATTTCAAAATTGCAGTGGCATGGATGGAATTCGGGCAATTAGATGATCAAAATAATTCTCTCATGAGAGAAATTATAGAGGGAAGAAAATGAATATTCAAACCATTCCCGGCACCAATTTTCCTTTTACAGTCATCGAACGCAAGGGTCCGCCCAAACTATTGACCACGAAGGAAAAGAAGCAACGGCGCGGGTTATTGGCGAAAATTCATATAGCCAAGCAGCAGATGCAACTCAATGAAGGCGAGTATGAAATGATCCTTCGCTCATTCAAAACGGCTTCGGCAGCCGACATGACCATCGCGCAACTTGAGGGAATGGTCAAGATGCTCAAGCACTATGGATGGAAAGAGATCTCTCGCAAGAAACCGGGAACGAATCCTGAACAGATCATCGCCCTGCGCGCCCGCTGCGTCCAGGCCGCGAGAGAAATTAAAAACGGAGACAAACGGCTGGCAGGTCTGGCCGAGAAAATATGCGGCACATCGCAATTGGTCTGGTGCAATAGCGTGCCGAAATTGGAACGGCTTCTGGCCGTCCTGGGAAAAATTAAAATGGAGGATGAAGCGCATGGAGAATGAAAAGAAACCGATAATAGAAATGAAACAGATAATAGACACAGCAGTAAACAGGCATCGCCTGCTTGCGGAATTAAGCAACCATATCGGTGAGGTCAATGCGGTAAGCATGACGAAACTTTATGAGACCGTCTTTGATCGACCGTGGCATAATCGCGTCAATGATACCCGTCCATTGCGGAAACTTATAGAATTAATGCGCGATGAAGGGATTCCGATCTGTTCGGTAACTTCGTGTCATGGCGGAGGCTATTACATAGCGGCGGCGGGAAGCGAACAGGAAGAATATCTGCGCCGCGATAAATTCCGCGCCCTTCGCATCCTTCATCGTGACGCGAAAATGCTTAAAACAACTCTGCCTAATTATCTCGGTCAACTCAAGATCGAAACGGAGGCCAATTCCAATGGCTAAGAAGAACAAATACGGAAATGGTAATGGCGATGTAGCAATAGTGCGCGGAACTGCGGATACGTATCTTCAAGCTCTATACTATCATACTGTCGAACTTGATAATCTGCGCGCCGCATATGAATTAGCGATAAAAGAAGTTGATAAAAAATATGCTCTTAAACTGGAAGCCCTTGAAGCATTAAAAAAGAGTTGTGACCTGGCTATCATGCAGACCATGAAATACGAAAAGAAAATACTTTTCGACGGTACGGACGTTGTCAATTTGCCGCATGGATCATTAATCCGTAATGTTGGCGATCATGTCACTATTCCTAAAACCGCACTGGAATCCTGCAAAGAAAATAAATTTAACGACGTCATCAAGATTGTCGAATCGCTGGATCGCGATGCCATTGAAAAATGGCCGGACGCCAAACTGGTGCTGATCGGCGCAGAGCGTAAGAAAAAGGAAGAGTTCAAATATACGGTTAAGGGTGAAAAGTAAAACGATGGAAGAAGACAAAATAAATTATTGCGACAAAGACGGAAACTGCACCGCGCCGGAAGAATCTGAAGCTGGATGTAAACATTATGAGCGCCAGTTCGGAGCATTGATATGTACACATCGCGCATGGCAGGATTCCTGTTTGTCGCCGAATGCGTTGACGGATAATACATGGACATTGAAAAACAAAACCAGAAATTAGGACAGTTATTGTTGGATCTGAATCACGATCTGGAATCGAGAGCAAATCATGAGATTCGGGTCAGTCTTTTGGAAGTGATCATGTATCTCTTGGTTGGAGGATTTGCCTTCATAATTTTTATGGGAATATTGAAAGCATTACTGTGCAGATTACCGGGATAGGAGAAACAATGCCAACAAAAATAATCTGTCCTCACTGTAAATCATACAGCACCTATTTGGATGGGGATGAGATGCATTGCATTACATGCGGCGAATTATTTCCGATACCATCCGGCGCCATTAAACCGGCAGCTGTTAAAATTAATAAACCGGAACCGATCTGCAGCACAAAATCCGCGCCAGATATTCCGGACAATTTTTCAAAGGAGAGAGAATATATGAAAAACAAACTTAGCGATTTAAGCAATCATCTTTTTGAACAGATGGAACGTCTGAATACCGATGAACTAACGGGAGATAAATTAAAAGCTGAAGTAGAACGCTCCAGAGCAATGACCGGTATCGCGAAAGAAATAATCAATAACAGTAGATTAACTCTGGATGCGATGGTCGCGATTAAGGAACATAAAATATCATTACCGAAAATGCTGGAGATGACGCCGGAAAATGCGAAATAAATATACACCTAAACAGATTAAATTCTTAAGCACAGGATATCCGGTGATGGGGATTCCTGAACTTACGCGTGCTTTTAATCGAAAGTTCAGAAAAAATAAAACGGAAGGTGCAATTAAGAATGCCCTTACTAATCGTAAAATAACCTCTGGCCGGTCAACCGGTGCTCTGAACAAAGGACGCATCCGGCTCCTGATATTAAACGTCCCGTCACAAATTAAATTTTTAAAAACAAATTATCCCTTATACAGCCAGAAAGAATTGATCGCCAAATTCAATAAACGATTTATAACCACTCTGACAGAACAGCAGATCGTATCGTTTATGCGTAATCATCATATCAGGTCTGGACGTACCGGGCGTTTCAACAAAGGGCATGTTCCGTGGGATAAAGGTACAAAAGGATTATTGCATGGTAGTTGTACGAGTTTTAAAAAAGGACAGATTCCTGCCAATACCAGACCTCTTGGATCTGAACGCATCGATAATAAAGATGGTTATATCCACATAAAAATAACCGAGCCTAATCCCTATACAAAAGCGCAAACGCGCTTCAAACAAAAACACGTTGTCCTTTGGGAACGTGAGCATGGTCCAGTACCAAAAGGGTTTGCTGTAATATTTAAAGACGGCGATCGGATGAATTGTATTCCTGAAAATCTGGAATTGGTAAGCCGTGCGGAACTTCTCGTATTAAATCAAAATAAATATAGAGACATGCCACCGGAAATTAAACCGGCATTGCTGACAATGGCGAAACTGAAAGCAAAGACGTCTAGCCTTTTAAAAGAGGTGTGAGAAATGTCAATGAAGATGGCCGTAGTAAAAAATAAAAGAGGATGGAAGCGATTCTGCCGCAAGAATTTAGTGCAATATGCATCGGAACCTAAATCCTATCCCTGTGTCATTGATGAACGGTTTGATAATCAAGAAGATACCTACCTGCGGTATTACTATTTCCGTGACATCGAAAAACTACGGAATAAGTTAATAAAAATGGGCGCGTTAAAAGTCAAGAAAAAGCCAGTGCAAGTTGAAATGTTTCGAGGGGTATAAAATGAGTCAGAGAATATTTAATCACAAAAAGCAGTATGCCTGCACGGAAGTCTTTCGGCTGGAGGATTTACAGAATTTAATACTGGAACTGGAAGATGCCGCCGATGAAGAAAGAAATGATCGGAGACTTCCATATCGCAACAGACACCATCGCTTAGATGGCTTAGATATTCCTGATGTCATAAATAGACTACAGGAATTTATAAATAACCTAACTGAACAGGAGCGGCAGAAATGACAAGCGAAGACTGGCAGAGTGTTGATGAAGATCTGAAGCACCAATTCAGAACGGTACATTTAAAATGTGATGATTATGAGGTTGCTCTGACGTTATGCCAGGTCGGCCAGTTCAAACTGGAAATTATTCCTTATGTGAACGGCTGGTTTAAGGGTGAGTGGTTCAAGAATGGCGCTATTTCTGAAGAAGCGCGCCGTTTCTTTCCTACGCATTTTATAAATCAATATTCCATGAAGGAAAAGAAATTCTGGTTGAAGGCTCCATTCGGTAAAAAATATTGTAGAGAGAACGGCATCAATCTCAATGCACGAAGGGAATACAAAGGATATTCATGGAATTCCTTCCCTGCGCTGAAGCGGCATTTCATTAAGAATAATAAAAATATTGAACTTATAAAAAAGGCATAACTCATGAAATTTCATTGCCCACATTGTAGAAAGGAATTAAACTTTATGGATATACAGATATCAAGGGATCTGGAATATGTTTTCAATGCGCTTACTCAGCACGATATTGGTAAAAAATATTCGACTCCCGTTATGGGTTATATAAGTCTGTTCGGTGTTACACCGTTTCATTTGAAGGCACCTAAAATGCGGCTCTTAATGTCAGATATGGTGAAACTGTTCGATGCTCAGGCCTTTTCCTATAAAAAGAAACATTATCAAATAAGTCATGCCGGAATAATTGAGGCATTGAATATTTGCATCCGCATGAACTTTGAAGACGGACTGGATAATCATAATTATTTAAAGAAAGTGATGATCAGTATTTCAGGTAAAGAGGAAACAGGCAAATCCATTGCGGCGGAGAAGGATCTCCGCCAGAGAGAACAAAGCAACCTTCGCGGTGATGAACGTTCGGATGTGCCGATTCCGCGCGCGCCGATTTATCCCGGTGATGAAGAGGTTAAGCCCGGAAAACTCACGCCTGCGGAGATCGAGGCAAATAAACAAAGAGCGCGTGATCTTGCTAATGGTCTGTTTGGAAGTAAAGAGGTTAAAGGAAAATCATTATGATCCAAACAGCGATATTTATCTTTTCATGCATCTCGATCTGGGCGTTATCCGGAAAGCGGTACCGGCTCGGATTCATTTGCGGCCTGTGCGGCCAGCCGTTCTGGATATATGCCTCTTTTACTTCCGGGCAATGGGGAATATTCCTTGTCAGTCTTTGGTTCGCTGCAAACCATATACGCGGCTTATGGGAGCATAGAACATGAGTCTTAACCCCGGTTATAAGGTAACTGCCAAACGAAACAAAGATGATCTTCCGGGCAATCCCGGACCGGCATTCGCCTGTCCGTATTGTCGGCACATTATTCTGGAGGCGACCGCTGATAAATTCCGTGTCAAATGCAAACACTGCGGCCACTGGGTATATGCGGAAAAAATTGAAAATAATTAAAAATAATGCTTGACAAACCCAAGCGTTTGGGATAAGATGAAATCAAAAAACGGGGGAAATCAAGATGACTAAAAAAGAAAATAAAATAATAGAAGAAATATTCCAGGATGAAGTTAAAAAAGAATTGAAAAAAATCGGACTTGATAGACGGAACAAAATAGGTCCCGCTATTTATCAGAAGGCCATCAATAAGGCACATAAAAATTTAATCAATGCTTTAGGAAAATAAGATGAAAGATAATAAAAAACAAATAAACGAAGCTGCAGCGTTACTGGGCCGCAAAGGCGGGTCGGTAACATCAGAAAAGAAAGCAGCCGCCAGTAGAGAAAATGGAAAAAGAGGCGGGAGGCCAAAAAAGAAATCTCAGAAAAAAGGCCATGAGTAATAATATATCATACTCAAAATGTTCGATTGAGGGCGGTTTTTGCCGCCCTCTTTTTTTTGTCTTTTTTTCGGTCGTTATATTAAGAAATTTTTCAGAATAGTCTATTTTAAAATTAAATGCAAATTTTTGAAGAAAAAACTTGACTTTTGCTTTTTACTTCTTTATTCTGCAGTCGTTTAATGATTGATCTTTTGAAATTTTGAGGCGGCCAGACCGCCCATATTAGAAACGAGAGCCCGGCACCGGATTAAATTCCGGCGTCGGGCTTTTTGCATTTTAGGGGGATTGAAGCATGAGAGAAAACTTCGACATAGCATTTAAATTAACAATTGGCCTTGAAGGAAAACCCTCAAGCGATCCCCATGATCCCGGTGGTTTTACTATTTGGGGATTAGCAAAGAAATTTCATCCCTGGATAAGTCCCAATACTACAATCGAACAGGCGAAAGAAACCTACCTCACAGATTATTGGATTCCGGCAGGGTGTGACAATCAACCTTTTCCGATGGACATTACTTTGTTTGATTCCCAGGTGAACCCGCAAAACGATCCCAAATTGCCGGGAGGCGGCAATCAGGAAATTTTAAATCTTAAACCTGCCAACTGGCAAGAGTACATGATTTTCAGGATGCAGAGGTATCAGAGAGTGTCCCAGGATGTTTACGTCAAGGGACATATCTTCAGAGTTTTGAATCTTTGCAAACAGATTACTGATTTAATTCAGGCAGGTTAAAAAAATATAACTCCTTTGAGATAGGTCCTGGGCAAACGCAATGCATCTTCACATTGCTAGAAAGTTGCCCAGGACCAATAGGAAAAAGACATGACAATAAAAAAATCAATCACAGCCGTAATCGCAGTTGTTATTGTTACCGTAATTATTGCCATCTGGTTTTGGTATCACAATCCGTCAACGCAATCGACGACAAACTATACAAAAGCACCGGCGATTCCCGAAGCGGTGAATATTCCCACCGTGAATATACCCATCAAACAAATTGTCGCTCTCGATAAGAAGATTGTTTCAAAAAAACTTAAACTGCCGGATGAAATTGCCAGCAACGATAAAGAACAGGTTGTCGCCACGGCTCAAACTCCCGCAACCGATACCACCGGGAAAACCGATATTGTGGCTGTCATGGACACCGACAAAGGCACCACTGAAATTGTTACCAAGCAGGAGCCTCTTTCCTTTTTTGCATTGGAAAACAAAAAAGCGATCGGATTGCGTTACGGTTTTGGATCCGCATCTAAAATTAATTATGAGGCGGATGTTTATGGCCGATGGGATGTTGTTCGCGTTGGCTCTGTTCACCTGGGACTGTATGGTGAAGTCAACTCCCTGGGCGATGGCAAAGCAATGATCCAGGCAGAGTATAGGTTTTAAGAAAATAAAAGGAGGAATTATGCATTACAAAAACGGAAGAGAAGCAAAGCAAGGAGATGTTGTTGTTAATGTTGCTCAAAAACAATTCGGTATTTTACATACCTTAAATGCACAATCAGATACTTGCAATGGAAGACTGGCAATGGCTTCACCCAATGATCCGTGGGTGAATATAAAAGACTGTCTGCACATCGATGATATTGCGGCGGTAGAGATACCAGATGTTTTGAAAGGGTAATTTTCAATTAAATAATGAAGGAACTAATTAAAAAAATAGGCTCGATTTTGACCAGGATATTCGGTGTGGGAGATATATCCTTAACCAGAATACTCAGTGCGGTTGTAGTTACTGACATCATGTCTGTCTGGACATTCAATTGCATCAAATCGGGTACGATTAGCGATATACCGTGGGGAACCGTGGCGATATTTTCCACGGCTTTTACGTGCAAAGTAATTCAACGCTTTGCGGAAAACAATAAAAAAGAAACGGAGGGATGACCATGTTTACATTGATACAGCTTTTACTCATGATTTTATTAGCTTCAGCAATATCTTCAGCAATCGGCGTGATTGGCGGTTTTTACATTTATAAAAACAATGCAACAAAAATCGCCGCTGCACAGGCAAAAATTGCAGCTGATGAAGCTGCCCTGGATGCGGCTTTAACAGCGAAGGCGACATCTGTAATTGAGGCTTTTAAAACCGGCGTCGCTGATGTTGAGAAAATCAAAGCCATATTGAAATAGCATGGGCGACAGTATCGACAAGGCGCAGGAATATGATCAGATTTTTCGACAGAACGCGCTCGATAAACATTTTGCCGGTCGGAATTCGGCGCGTTCGGGGAACACGCCCTACATTCCCGCAACGACAAACAGAGAATGTGAAGATTGCGGCAAAACGATTCCGGCCAATAGGCTGAAGGCAAATCCAGCAGCCAGACGCTGCATAGAGTGCCAGACACGGAAAGAAAAGAGAGGAGAAATGGACATTTGAACGAAATAGATCACATGCAATTATTCATTGCAATGATAACGGTGATGGGTATCTGGGGCGCGCTTCTTGTCACTGTTTTTCAAATCATGCTTTCCCGTGTGATGAACTCTTTAAAAGAGGAACTGACCGCAAAAATATCCGGCGTCGGTGATATTTCCGAAGAGTGCCGCAAAGTTGAAAAAGACCTGATGCAATTGAAAGCAGATTTACCGGAAAAGTATGTACGCAGAGAGGATTTCATCCGTTTCGATGTCGGAATAAACGACAAACTGGATAAATTAAGAGACCTTATTGATAAAAAATTTCCTTCACCATCAGGAGAGTGACCGATGACTTTAATGGATATGGAAAAAGCGCGACGTGAAGAATTACGGTGGCTCATTCTGCGCGCGCTTTATGCAGCACAGCCGGTAGGCACTTCAGAAATTATTATCCGCACTGCGGTAGATTCGATTATTCCTGGAGTTACCGAACTGGAAGCACGCAACCAACTTGATTATCTCACTGAACGAAAACTCATCAGTGTCGAAAAAAACCGTCCTGTATGGTTCGCCAAGATTAACAATCACGGCATAGATTTTGTTGAATATTCTGTCGAATGTTATCCGGGCATCGCACGCCCGAAAAAATGGTGACAATATGCCGCAACGTTCAAAAGTCATAACACTGCCCGAAAATATTCTGGCTGAGTTAAATCAGAAACTGGTCGCAGGTAAATTCTGCGACTACGGCGCTTTGGCTGAATGGTTGCAAACAAATGGATTTAACATATCGCGCTCATCGCTCCATCGTTATGGCCAGGATTTTGAAGAGCGACTGGCTGCGATCGCATTGGCCACAGAACAGGCCCGCGCCGTGGCCGAAGCGGCCAAAGATGATGAAGGCAATATGAATGAAGCCCTGATCCGCCTGGTGCAGACTAAAGCCTTTGAGGCGCTTACTGACGCGGAAAATGCAGACAATCTGCCGAAGATGGGCGTGATGATCGCCAAACTCAGTAAGGCGTCCGTGGATCAAAAGAAGTGGATGGCGGAGACACGCAAGAAAGCCGCTGCAGCTTTGAAAAATATCGAAGATAAGACAACCACCGGAGGCAAGAAGTCTCTGGATCCGGAAACATTGAGGATCATACGAGAGGAAATATATGGGATCGTCCCAGCCAGCAGTACCGCTAACTGAATACCAGATAAACTGGGTCAACGATAAGAGCCGGTTTAAGATCGGCGTTATCACCCGGCAGGGCGGCAAATCATTTGAAGCCGCCCTTGATGCCGTTGACGACGGCATGAGTCATAAGACTATGTGGGTGATCCTCTCCGCCGGTGAACGGCAATCGAAGGAAGTTATTAATAAGTGCGCCATGCATGCGCGTGCCTATGGCATGGCCATTCAGGAACTGGAATATGATTTTATTGTCGATAAGGACACAAAATATAAACAACTTGAGATCATTCTGCCCAATGGGACCAGAATTATCGGCCTGCCCGCTAATCCGGATACGGCCCGCGGCTGGTCGGCAAATATAATCCTGGATGAATTCGCCCTTCACAAAGACAGCCGGGAAATCTGGAAGGCTCTCTTCCCGACGGTTACTCGCGGCTATAAAATCCGCGTCATATCTACTTTTAAAGGCAAGACAAATAAATTCTATGAGTTGTTTTTCGGCGCTCCTACTCTGCAGAGATACAACGGCAAGGATTATGAATATGTCGGCGATAAGGGCGGTTGGTCGAAGCATTTCGTCAGCATAAGCCAGGCCGTTGAGATGGGTCTTAAACTGGTCGATGAACAGGGCAAACCCTGCGAGCCGGAAGATCTGCGGCTCGCGCTTAATGATGACGATGCTTGGGAAGAGGAATATATGTGCGTTCCGTCCGATGAAGTATCGGCTTTCCTTACGCATGATATGATTTCCTCCTGCGAAGATGTGAAGGTAAACGCATCACCCGAATGGGTGAGTATGCTGATTAAGGCGGCGGAAACAAACTATATCGAATACAAACGCACCAAAATTGCTCCTCCCCTCCCCCTGAATATTCTTGAAAATGTTACTTTCCTGGGAGAACTCTTTGCCGGAATGGATATCGGGCGTCGGCACGATCTTTCCGTGATCTGGCTGGACCAGAAAATCAACAACGTCCTGAATCCGGTCGCCATCATTGAGTTAAGGCGTCAGCCGTTTTTTGTCCAGATGCAGGTGCTGCATACCTTGCTGGCGTTACAATCAAACATCAATGCCGGTGTTTCTCTGCACATTTTGAAACGAATCGATATTGATGAAACCGGCATCGGCGCACAATTGGTTGAGAGCGCGCAGGATGTTTTCGGAAGTTCCCGCGTGGAAGGAATTTCCTTTACGCCTGAAAGCAAAGAAACTCTGGCTGTCGGTTTAAAACAGAATCTGGAAGATCATGGCAGTGTTCTTCCAGCATCCAGCACGGTGCGCAACTCCCTGCACAGCGTTAAAAAATACGCGACAACTACCAAACATTTTCGCTTTGACGCGGAACGGACTGAAGCAACCGGCCACGCGGATCACTTTTGGGCGAAGGCTCTTTCCGTGCAGGCGGCATCCAGTAATGTTGTCGCCGTTTGTATTGGTCAGAATCCTTCAAAACATGAATCTCCAATGGGACGCAGCGGAATATCACAGCACAAGGGCGGATTTTTCGGAAGGTTTTCGCAGAAGATTACAGAGAGGGCGGCTTAATGAATATTCGTGAAACGATAGCAAAAGCAATTGCGCCGGGATTAAAGACTGAAACGGAACTGCGCGCCATAATGGCTGAAGAAATCAAGTCAACCGTCTCAGAGGCAATCAAAAAAGCCAAAATGGATATCCCGATATCCGTCAATTATGATCCGAAAAATGAAGGTTATCGCCTCGCATCCCAAAGCATTTATACCCGCAATCTATTGCCGGTGCAGCAGCAGCGGATGTTTGAGATTGCATATTTCATGTACGATTCCTCAGCCATGTTCAAACGGCTGGCACAGTTGGACAAAGGTTTTCTTTTCTCCGGCCCGATAACCGTAAGTGCAGACGATGATAATGTGCAGGCCGTGATCGATGATTTTTGGAATGATCCCGACAATTGCATGGCTTTAAAATTCCCCGATAAAGCGATGTGGTTATCCATTCTCGGTGAGCAGTGCTGGCCGGTGGACGTCAATCCATTCAATGGCCATGTCCGGTTAAAATATGAGGATCCTGCCCTGATTAAAGATATCTGGGTGAATCCGCTTAATGCTGAACAGCTTATGCAGGTGGAAATGATGGGCCTCAATGGCCGCACCGGCAATAAATATGCGATCATCCGCAAGGATTATAACATCAGTTCCAAAACATACGACCGTCTGGTCGGAGATTGTTTTTTCTTTGCCATCAATAAACCGCCCAACGCCGCGCGGGGCCGGTCCGACTTCATGACGCTGGTTGACTGGATAGATTCCCTGGAACGCTATGGCTACAACTATCTGGAACGGGCGGAGTTAATGCTCAATTTTGTCTGGGATATTACGCTCAAGGGAATGAATGCCGACCAGATAAGAGATTGGTTGCGGGATAATCCGCCGCCGGAACCCGGATCCCAGCGGGCGCATAATGAACAGGTTACCTGGCAAGCCGTGTCTCCCGAACTGAAAGCCACAGACTTTAAATCTGGTTTTGAGATGGGGAAATCCTTCATCATGGGCGCGGCGGGTAGACCGGATAGTTGGTTTGGCAGCGGCGGTAAAATGTATCAAACCGAAGCGGATTCGGCACTGCAGGGACCAATTTCTGATCTGGAGCAACGACAGGAATATCTAAAGTACATGATTCGAACGGTTATTCAGTTTGTCATTGATCAAGCCGTAATTCACAGCAAATTGACACCTGCCCAGGCTCAAGCAGCCATTACGATTACGATGCCGGAAGTATCAAAGAAGGACGTAGCCAAAATGGGCAATGTCCTACCGCAACTGACAACGGCATTAGTTCTCGCCGTATCTAATAAATTTATTCGTCTCGATACGGCAATTCAACTTTTTTGCTTTGTTGCCGGATACCTCGGTTATGACATTGACGCTCAGGCGGAAATTGACGCAGCAAAAGAGTTACCGGATAACGCGACAGATTATGAAGCTCTGTTGAGAATTGCTAAAACGGCGAAGAAAAAGACAGGGGATACGAATGTCCCTACAAACTAAGTTCGATAAAAAAGTGGCCGAATTAATCGCTGAGGCCGAACAGATGACCGATGACCAGGTTGTCAAGGCTGTCCAGTTTTTAGACCGGGCGCGCAAGGAAGTGGCCGCTACTGTCGGGACGACTGACTGGCAGCTCTATCACTTGCCGCAATTAAAGACAGCAATCGAAAGAGCAATGCAGGAATTTGCTTCAAAATACGGCATCGAATTAAATCGGGATCAATCACTGTTCTGGAACTTCGGCCAACAGATGATCGATGATCCGCTGCGGACGGTCGGCATCATGGCGGCGATCCCGGCGATTGATACCACTATCTTCGGCGCGATGCAGAATTATTCAAAGCACCTGATTGATTCCCTGGGCGCGGACGCGACGAACAAAATCTACAGCGAATTTGCAGCGGGATTGATCGGGAAGAAAACGCCTTTTGAAGTCATGCAGGCAGTGGGAAATAATTTAAACGACAAGGGGATATTTTCTTCCATCGCGGCGCGGGCGGAAATGATCACACGGCAGGAATGCGGAACGATTTTAGAGAGAGCCAGTCAAGAACGCATGGAAGCGGCAATGAAGGTGGTACCGGGATTAAAGAAACAATGGAAACACGGAAACTCAAAGATTCCGAGATTGCCGCATCTGGCGGCAGAGAATCAAACGCGCGACGTGGATAAACCGTTTAATGTCGGCGGTGAGGAGTTGATGTATCCGCGCGATCCGGCAGGATCCCTGGGCAATATACTTAATTGCTCATGTTTCACCGTGCCGTTTATGGATAGCTGGAGTGATTTAGAACAGGCAGCAGCCTGATATTTTTAATTAACAATAAAATAACTTTAGGAGGAAATGAACAATGCCACCCAAAAATGATGGAAACGCAATCGGAGACAAATTAATTGCAACGGCATGTGATGCTTTCGGCATCGATTCAAAATTTGTAGCGGGAAGCCGCTACGATGAAGTAACCGGCGAAGCGGTTATTGTAACCATTGGCGGATCAAAAGTACGGTTCAAGGATGGCGATAAACCGGAAAAGTTGAGCATTGTCGCTATCACCGGCGTTAATAAGGCACCGAAGAAAAAACCCATTACCGGGGCATGAAAATAAATCCCTGTGAATTGTAAAGGGTGAAAGGTGAAGACAATGAAAAAGAGACAAAAGCAACTCGACCTGATCAGGATAAAAAAACCCGCTCTATTGGAAGGCAAGGATCCGGACAAACTTTCCGATCAGGAAATAGAAACGCTGGCCCGCATGGCGGCGGATTTAAGCATGGATGATATCGAAGACCTGCTGAGACAGGCAATTCACGCAAGATTTGATAAAACACAGGCAAGTTCTGATCTTATAGAATCATCCGCATATATCGAAGAGGTCTATCCTGCCTATCTGATTTACGAACTGGAAGCCCATCATTACAAGATCGCATGGTCGATCATGGACGGCAAAGTCACCCTGGGAGATACGTCCGTGGAAGTGATTCAGACATGGTCGGAAGCGCAAGCCGCCGCAATGGGTCTCTCGCTGGATGAGCATATTAGCATAGATGAATGTTCTCTGGTCGTAAGAATGGCACAGGCCAAAAATCCGGAGGGAACGGAATGGGATGTCATTGTCTGCGAACCCAAATTTACGAAGAACGGCTTTTACATGCCTGAAGACATGCTTAGCCGCGCTGATACTGCCGCTGCGTTTGAAGGTCTCGATGTTAATCTCTATGAATTGCCGACCGGCGCGACGCATGTTCCGAGTCCTCTGTTTGATCTCAAGTCCCTCCTGGTTAAAAATAAAGTGGGCTGGCTTGACAATGTAAAATATGCAGCCGGACGGGGGTTGATGGGCATTGTTCATTTTCTGGATAGCGCCAAATGGATGGGCAAAAATATGCTGGCAGCCATGAGTCAGGGAAGAAACGTTTATGGTTTATCCTGGGACGCGAAAATTCGCGGAGTCCAGACGCAAATTGACGGAAAACCGGTAATAAGAATTGATGGCTTCAATCGGGCGGATTCGCTCGATGTCGTAAGCAGACCCGCCGCAGGCGGAAAATTTATCAGGGCAGTGGCAGGCTTGCCTTTGGCCCAAAACGAGGAGGATAATTCTATGAAACAGCTTTTAGCAATTATTAAGCAGAAAAGACCCGACCTCCTGACGGGGAAGGATGAGGCTACCCTGACCAATCAGGACATTGAAGCGTTGGCCCGCATGGCGATGGAACCGCCTGCAGGCGACGGAATCGACAAGGATAAACTTGTCACCAAAGACGAGCTCGCCACTATGCGTTGCGAAATGTCGCTCGACAAGAAACTGGCTGATGCCGATCTGGGTCTGCCTGCCGTATCCGTGGAACGCATCAAAGGCCAGTTCGTTGGCAGAGTTTTCCAGTCTGCCGATCTGGACAAAGCCATCGCCGATGAAAAGGATTATCTGGCCAAGATCAATACTTCGCAGACTATTGCGATGGTGGGTGCAGGCACCATCAGCGGCGGTCTCGGTTCTTTCGACCGCGCCTGCATGGCGGCAGACAAGATGTTCGGCCTCAAAAAAGACGAAATGATTCGCCTGGCGCAGTTAACCAGGCTGGATCATAAACCGTATTTTGCCGATGTCCGGAGCGTCCAGGATTATGATGATTTTGACAAGGTGCCCGCTTTCTCCAGTCTCAGGGAAATGTATACCTATTTCACCGGCGATCCGGAAGTAAGGGGCACATTCAACCGCAAGGCATTGACGTCCGAACTGCGCGGCAGCATGGACGTAAACAGCGGCACGTTTACCTATGTGCTGGGCAATACGCTGGGCCGCAGACTTGTTCAGGTTTATAAAGCCATCGCCTATCTGGAAGAGTTGCTGATCTCGGTTAAAAAACCGGTCAAGGATTTCCGTACTCAGGAAGCGGTTCTTGTCGGCGGTTTCTCCGATCTTGCCGATGTGGATCCGGAAAGCGGAGATTATAAAGAAATTGCCGGTGTGACGGATGAAGAGTCCAGTTATGCCATCGGACAGAAGGGTAATATCCTGACCATTACCCGCAAGACCATCATCAACGATGATATCAGTATCATCCAGAGATTGATTGACGGTCTGGGTCGCGCTGCACGGCGCACCCACGCGAAGTATGTCTGGAATATGTTCATCAACAACGCCAATTGTTCGGACGGCACGGCCTGGTTCACCGGCGCGGGCGCTCATCTCAACCTGGGAACTGCGGCATTAACATTTTCCACCGCTCTGACAGCTTACAAGGCTCTCGGCAGCATGACGGAAAAGGATTCCGGCGAGCGCATCGGCCTGCTTTCAGACCCGAGCGTTAAACCGAATCTGGTCGGCCCGATCGACATCATGGAACTGATCAATAAAGTCGCCAATGACGATTTCTATTATTCCAGCAATGACCTGACGACAAAAGTGTCCAATCCCTTAAAGGGCAAAGTCAATCCGGTTATTTGTCCTCTCTTCACCGATGCCAATGATTGGGGCCTATTGCTTCCGCCCAACATCTGCGACATGGTGGAAATGGGTTATCTGAACGGGCGCGAGGATCCGGAGTTGTTTGTGGCCGACATGCCGCAGAGCGAACAGGTTTTCGTGGCCGACAAAATCCGCCACAAGATTCGCCATGAATACGCGGGCGCGGTAATCGACTTCCGCACCGGTTATAAAGCCAGCGTGTAAAAAAGATTGCCACGGCGTCTGCACAGACGCCTCGCAATGACAAAAAACAGGGCGGGCGAACCGTCGCCCGCCGATTAAAAAACATTCTCGATTGAGGAGGAATTTTTAAAATGAAAAGAAATATTCTTGGAAAGTTTGGCGTTATCTTCGCGGCCATGCTGATCGCGGGCCTGATGTTTACGC